AGCATTTAAGAAACCTGCTCTGAATAAGGACTGCATCAAAGGAAAACACCCTGACTGGGTCTATAGTGGTGGTGAAGATGGATAGCTGTAAGTATTGTGGCGATGACATGATGGGAGACGGGTATACCCTGCCCTTCCATTGCGTCAATGCTTTAGAGGAAGATTGGTGGTACTCTGCTCCAGATAGCGGACCGTTCTACTGTCATTTTGAGGAGGAAGAAGATGCCTAGAGTAAAGAAACGAGAACACGAGAAGCTAACTTCTAGTAACATAGATCATGTCATTAGCTTATTAGAGGCAGATAAACCTATTACAAAGAAAGAAGCGTGTGCGATACTTAACATATCGTATAACACTACTCGTCTAACAAAGATAATAAATGATCACAATGAAACAAAAGCATACCGAGAAGAGCGTAAGAATCGTAACAAAGGTAAAGCCGCAACTGATTATGAGATAAAAGAAGCAGTAACTATGTATCTCAAAGGTGAGAATGTTACAACTATAGCACAAAGCTTATTCCGCTCTGCGGGGTTTGTGCGAGCCATACTAGACCGACTAGGAGTACCAACTAAACCATCTTCAGTAGAAGAACGAGTAGGTACAGGCTATCTACCAGAGAACTGCATTGCAGAAGAGTTCGAAGTAGGTGAACTAGCGTGGTCAGCAAAGTATCATGCAATAGTTGAGATTCAACATGAGATGACTCCTGAATACGCCAAAAGCAAGAAAGGTGTAGGAGGTACGGAGTATTTGAAAAAGTACGGCTCAAGATGCTATGCAACTATAGTTCGTAAGAGTACAGATGATTTTGGAACTCCTCAAGGTTTCTTTGCTTTTGATCTTGCCTATGATCTTGGTAAGCTTAGCCACCTTGAAAAGTATGGCGTAAACCTTGCAGCAATTTAAAAATAACTCTTGACTTTTACTTCAAAAATTTTATATAATAATATTTCAAAATTTGAAAAGGAAACCAAAAATGGGCGACCGATTCTATACCCAACAACTCAAATACAAAGGAAAAAGACCAATGCCTTGGACAGACGAAGATAAAGCCACAGCTATCGAAAGCTACACAGACGCAAACCCCACACCTGAAACTAGCATGGAAATCGTAAAGCAAATTGCCGATGATCTCGGTGAGTCACCTAATGGTGTCCGTATGATTCTTACTAAAGCTGGTGTCTACGTTAAGAAAACTCCTGCTACCAAATCTTCTGGTAGTTCTACTGGAGGCACTCGTGTCTCTAAGCAAGCAGCACAGGATGCGCTGGTTGCAGCTATCACTGATGCGGGTCAGGATGTTGACGAAGACGTTGTCAGTAAATTGACTGGTAAAGCTGCTCAGTATTTCACAAAAGTATTAACAGCAGTCGCCGACTAAATAATTTACTAATTCGAAATCACTAGGGAGAGTACTCTCCCTAGTTTTTTCACATCTTCACGAATGACCAAAGAGTATGTACATCCGTAATTATTGTTGCCAAATGCTACCAAAGGAGTTAAAGTGAAGAAGCAAGAATTAAAAGAACTGGTTACCGAGTATGGTGATGCAGTAATTACTTATCGAAGTGAGAACTCAAATAAGTTGAAGTACAATGTATGTACATTGGATTTTAGTACACCGTATATAAAAACAAAAAGAAACAGAGCGAAAGAATCAAAAGAAAATCTTTTATTTTTTTGCTGGGATACCGATTCGTATCGCTTACTTAAGCCACAAAATGTAACCTCTGTAGTACCTTTAGCCTCTATTCTTAAAAACGAGAAGTAGTATGGAAATTCATCAAGCACCCGAGAAGTATGAGCGGGTAATCCATTACGACGCTGTAAAAGAAATTCAAGTACGCCTTACAGTAAGCGAGTTTAGGGGTATAGAATATCTTGCACTACGAAAATACTTTCTAGACTTCTATACTGAAGAATGGATGCCCTCCAAAGAAGGTGTAACCATGCCTATAGACTTCAATAACTCTAAAGAGCTCTTTTCGGGGTTGGTAGAAATTTTATCTCTCGCAGAGGCCAAGGACGTAATCAAAGAACATTTCTCTGAGCTGATAGAGGATATATACAAATAGTTCTTGACATTTCCTCAATTTTTCGATATAATACTCTCATAAAAAATTAATAGAGGAAACTATGAAAAATTTACTTGATAATGCTTGCAAAGCATACTATGAAGGCGGTGACCCCTTTCTTACTGACGATCAGTTTGATAGACTGGCAGAGTTGCACAACTATCATGATGTTGGATATACACCTACCGATGGCATTCGCCACACTTATCAAATGTATTCTCTACAGAAATGTTTTGATATTCTAGACTCTCCTTTCGGAGTTCTGGGTACAAATGTAGTATTGAGTGTGAAACTTGATGGTGCAGCAGTTGCTCTGACTTATGTGAATGGTAGCCTACAAGGAGCTTTGACTCGCGGAGATGGTATTCATGGTAGAGACATCTTAGATAAGATGCTTCACCTTGTTCCTAACACAATAGGGCTTCAGGGTATAGTTCAAGTTACGGGAGAGATAGTAGCTCCTGAAACAATTGAAAATGCTAGAAATTATGCCGCAGGTGCTTTGAATCTAAAGAACATCAGTGAGTTTATGGACAGAGAAATACTTTTCTATGCTCATGGGCTAGAAGATGATGGTGACTTCATGGGTGATGTTGAGTATGGAGATACATGGCAAGTTCGTATGGAGTTTCTAAAAGATCAGGGCTTCAATACTGTGCATACTCATATGACAGACGGCCTCCCAAAAGATGGTCTAGTCTATCGTATCAATGATACTTACGACTTTCTTGCTCGTGGATTTACAGCAAAGCACCCTCGTGGTGCGTTCGCTCTCAAAGAGAAACAAAAGGGAGTAGTAACTACACTAGACGATGTCACATGGCAAGTAGGCAAGTCGGGTGTAGTAAGCCCAGTTGCAATCCTATCACCTGTTAAAGTTGGAGATGCTTGGGTATCTAGAGCAACTCTGCACAACATGGACTACATAAGAGAGTTGGATCTCGAAATAGGTTGTAAAGTAGAAATCATAAGGTCTGGAGAGATAATCCCAAGAGTAGTAAGACGAGTATGATTGTTATAGATAATTTTGTATCTAGCAAAGAAATACTAGATGTTTTTTCTAGTTATGATATGTGGAAAAATATAAAAAGATTGGGTATGCGTTCCTGGGATGGTAGAGATGATAGTGTAAAATATGCAGCCCTAGAATCTTTAATATGGAACGTAAAAAATACTTTCTGGGAGACAGAACCATACGAAAAGTTTGAGTATTGGGCTAATATAACTTGGAAAGGTCATAACTTAGAGTGGCATCAAGATAAAGATGAGTATCAGGAAACTAGACATAACAAGCTAATTTTCCCCAAAGCGGGTGCAGTATGGTATGGATATCCCCATAATATAGAAGGTGGGTATTTAGAGATACAGCAGGGTCTAGAAGTAGAAAGGATCCAGCCAGTATATAATCGAATAGTAGTTTTTGATATATCAAAATTTCACAGAGTTGCCCCTGTTATGTCTGGAACTCGATGTGGGCTTCAAATTAACTTATGGTAAACAAGAAAAAAATAGTTCTTGACTTTTATCTTAAAATTACTTATAATATCTTTTCAAAATTAAGGAAACGACTATGCAAATAATACAAGCTCCAACAAGTTGCCCCTCATGTGGCTCGGTGCTTGATGTCGTAAATAATCTTTTATTTTGTAGAAACACCTCTTGTACTTCACAAACTCACAAAAGGCTAGAGCATTTTGCAAAGACCCTCAAGATCAAGGGGCTTGGACCAAAAGCTATCCAGAAATTACGGGTCACAACTTCACGAGAGTTGTACTTGCTAACTCTAGATGACTTGGTTCTTCTCTTGGACTCTGAGAAAATAGGTGCGAAAGTTTTTGCTGAGATTCAGAAGTCTCGTGGTGTTCCAATGAATGTAGTTTTACCTGCTTTATCTATTCCACTTATTGGAAACACAGCAGCTAAAAAGCTGTCTGCTGTTTGTGATGGACTGGGAGATATAGAGCCAGAGACCTGTGCTGAAGCAGGGCTTGGTCCAAAAGCTACAGAAAACTTACTTCAGTACTTGGCAGCGCATGGACATGAACTATTACAACATCCATTCTCTTTCAAGTTTGAAAAACCTATTGCAGTAGCCAATAAAGGCGTAGTATGTATCTCAGGCAAGTTAAAATCTTATAAAACCAAAGCTGAAGCCACAGAGATGTTACAACAACAAGGCTATACTGTAAAAGGTTCTCTAACGCGAGACGTTACTATTCTAGTTAATGAGAGTGGTATTGAGTCCGCTAAAACTAAATCTGCTCGAGATAAGGGCATTCAAATCATAAATAATCTATTAGATTTCTTGGAGAAATAATAATGGCATTACCAAAATGGACAGACGAGCGTACAGCTGAACTCACATCTTTCGTAGGTGACGAGTCTCCTGTATCTCAATCAACTGTAGCACAAGCTGCAGACCAGTTAGAAACTTCGACTCGTTCAGTTTCTAGCAAACTTCGCAAAATGGGCTTTGACGTAGAACTTGCTTCTGCATCTGCCTCTCGCGCGTTCTCAGACGCTCAAGAAGCTACTTTAGCATCTTTTGTTTCTGACAACAGCGGTCAGTATACTTATGCTGATATCGCTGCACACTTTGAAGGCGGTGCCTTCTCACCTAAGTCTATTCAAGGCAAAATCTTGTCTATGGAATTGACTGATCACGTTAAACCTGCTCCTAAGCCAGAAAGTGTTAAAACTTATACTGATGCTGAAGAAGCTACTTTTGTAGAAATGGTTAATGGCGGTTCTTTTGTTGAAGAAATCGCAGACGCTCTTGGCAAAACTGTAAACAGTGTTCGTGGTAAAGCTCTTAGCTTACTTCGTGCCGAAGCTATCGTTGCTATTCCAAAGCAAAAAGAAACTAAAGGCGCTTCTAAAGCCGATCCTTTAGCTGATCTTGGTGACGTTTCTGGTATGACTGTCGAAGAAATCGCTACTGCGATCGACAAGACTGCTCGTGGCGTTAAAACTATGTTGACTCGTCGTGGTTTGGTTGCTGCCGACTACGATGGTGCTGCAAAGAAAGAAAAAGCAACTGCGTAAGTAGTTGTTAAACAACAAGCCTCTGATTGGTTTCAGAGGCTTTTTTTCGTCAATTCGGGGGAATTTTGATTGAATATTGCTAGTGCTCTTATAAAGCAAGTGCTTGAGCTACAGGACTTTGAGACCTGGACTAGCTGTCGCAAGAACTATTTACCTACGGAGTATCATTCTTTGTATGGTATCATAGACCATCATTGTGAAAAATATCACAAAATGCCCACCTTTGACGACTTAAAGTATGAAATCCGTGATAGTGGAGTAAGGGAAAAGTTATTTGCAATCGAAGCCGTTGAGGTAGATGCAGATGCTTTTATGCTCCTAGAGTACCTAAAAAATGAGTACGCTCAAAAAGAGATACTTGACTCACTGGAAGAGTACGTGGATAAGTCAGTAGCCTTTGAGGATGCTGATGAGTCTGTTGCTCATCTTCACCAAATAGTTTTAGATGTCGAAGAAAAAGTAGACTTAGAACGACCACAGGATAGTATGCAACGTATTACTCTGTTTGAAGATGATGAGGAACTAGGAAATTACTTGCCTCTCGGTCTCAATACTGAGTATGACCATGAGATTCAATTCTCTCCTAGAGATTTGATTCTAGTTGGTGGTAAACGAGGGGCGGGTAAATCCGTTGTCTGTTCTAACATTGCAAACAATGTTTTTAATTCAGGCAAGTCTGCTATGTTTTTCACTATAGAAATGGATAGCAGATCCATTCTACAACGATGCTGTGCCATCGCTACGGGGATTCCATTCGCTAGACTAAGAACTAAGAACCTTAGTGTGATTGAGTGGGAGCGTGTAGCAGGATGGTGGGCTAATCGTTTCTCTGAAGGACAAGAGCGTTTGAAAGAGTATAAATCTAATCGAGACTTTGATAGGTTTCATCATGAACTCACAACCAACTGCGAGCTTCTCCCGACTCAGCAGTTGGATGTGATTTATGATCCTTCACTAACTTTAGCAAAGATACGTGCAGAGCTTGACAAAAAGGTCAAGAGCTTAAACGTGGGCGTTGTTATCGTAGATTATATTAACCAAGTAAAACGTTCGAGTCTTCCTTCGCGTGGTGGTCAGTACGATTGGACAGAACAAATCGAAGTCAGTAAGGCTTTGAAATCTATGGCACAGGAATTTGAAGTGCCAGTGTTCAGTCCGTACCAAACTGATGCAACAGGCGAAGCAAGATTCGCAAAAGGCATACTCGATGCAGCAGATGCCGCCTATGCACTAGAAACTTGGGAGCAAGAAGATCAGTGTGTAACCTTCAACTGTGTCAAGATGAGAAGTGCGTCTATGAAGTCATTCAGTTCTAAAATGGATTGGGAGACACTAAAGATTGGTCCAGAGTCTATGCTTACTCCAAAGGAACAGGCAGATGCAGAGAATCGTAGTGACGAACCCATTGATGACATCTAATAAATAGTTCTTGACATTTCCTTAATATTTTGATATAATATCTTTTCTAAAATTCGGAGAAGTATATGATTATTAACGGCAGTATGAATCACAGCCCTTGCGGGCGCAGAGTCAGAAAGAACAGACGAGTCAAGAAGTCTGAGCCGTCTTTTCGACCTTTGAATCGTACCACACCATATCGCAGAGAAACAGAGTACTACCCTTCTCAAGAGATGCTGGGTGTTGCGTCAAAAGCTGACGACACTTACAAGAAAGAAGTATCACAGTCATACACTTTAGCACCTGCCTACAATAAAGGTGCATACCAAGTAATTCCAACAGAAAACATTAAAGACATCGGGAGATAGATATGCCAGCAAAATTTAAAGAATCTCAAAAAGTTGTAGTAGATCGTAAAACTAAGAAAACAAAAACAGTACACTACTACTTAAAAAACACATCAACAGATGAGCTAGTGAAAGAGTTAGATCGAGCAGTACCGAAAGTAAAACAAAAAATCCGTAACGAATTAGTGAGAAGAAAAGTAGCAGTATGAATGTAGAAGAACTCCTCAGCAAAAAAGGTATACAGCACACACCAAAAGGTCAAGACTTTTTGGTGAGTTGTATTAATCCTGAGCATGAGGATCGCAACCCTAGTATGAGAGTAGATCAGATTACTGGAATATTCCAATGTTTTAGTTGTGAATATAAAGGTAATCTGTTTACGCATTTTGGGGAAAGGGCAAATCAAATGCAATTGAAGCGTGAACTGTTGAAGAAGCGTATATCCGAGAAACGCGCTGAAAGCATTGGTTTGTCCTTTCCCAAAAGTGCAGTACCGTACATAGGAAACTGGAGGAATATAAAACCGGAAACCTACAGACGATTCGAAGCCTTTAATAGCGTAGATAAAGACTATAGTGGTAGAATCGTTTTTCCCATTCGTGATATGTCTGGAAGAATAGTTGCTTTCAATGGTAGACATACGGCACAAGGTATTCCGAAATACATGATTACTCCAGCTGGGGCAAGGATGCCATTATATCCAGTAGTACAACCAATTCAAGACTCAGTAATACTTGTAGAGGGTATATTTGATATGGTTAATTTGCATGACAAAGGTTTAAGTAACGCAGTTTGTTGTTTCGGCACAAAAAATATAAATACTGATAAACTATCCATGCTAAAAATACAAGGGATAGAGAGCGTTGACATATTTTTTGACGGAGATGACGCTGGTCAGCAAGCTGCGTTACGTTTAAAAGAAATGTGCGAGGAAGTAGATTTAGTTAGTAGAAACATACACCTAAAAAATACTGACCCTGGCGCACTAACAGAAAATCAAGTAATAAAACTAAGAGATAAATTATATGCCTAAAGTTGCATTAGTAGAAACGAAAAAAAGTAGGACACGATTTAAACATGAATTTGATCACGCATTTGAGTTTGATCAGTATCAGCTATGTTCTGATCCTACTATCAAAAAAGTATTAAAACGAGATTGTGATATTCAAATCGATACAGACGCCTATGACTGGATTATTCTAGTAGGTAGTGATGCTCTCAAATATTTTACCAAGATCAACTCTGTAACAGAGTACTCTGGTAAAAAAGTAGAGGGTAAATACTTACCTGTAATCAACCCTTCGATGCTTGCATTTAAGCCAGAAGCTAGAGGTACTTGGGATAGCTCTAAAGAAAGTATTATTAAGTATATTGCAGGCGAGATAGAAGATGTAGTGATTACAGATAGTATTGCTCGAGGCATACAAGATACTGCCGAAGCAAACGCATACTTTCAAGCTGCTATCGATTATGACTGTGACTACGTAGCACTCGACTCAGAGACTACAGGTTTATATCCTAGGGATGGTCATATGTTGGGTCTATCGTTATCATACAAAGCCGATGAAGGAGTTTACATAGACACCGCGTGCTTGGATGAAGAATCAGAAAGGCTCATGCAAGAGCTATTCGACAAGAAGCTAGTAATATTTCATAATGCTAAATTTGATATAGCATTTTTCGAATATCATTTCAATTTCAAATTTCCTCGCTTCGGGGACACGATGTTGCTACACTACATCATTAACGAAAATGAACGTCATGGTCTAAAAGAGCTTTCTCTCAAGTTCACTAAGTACGGGGACTATGAGAAGCCTATGTATGATTGGATGGATCAGTACAGAAAACAACATGGTATGCTGAAAGGCGACTTTACATGGGATTTGATTCCATTTGATGTTATGTATACTTATGCGTCACTAGATGCTGTATGCACTTTCCTATTGTACGAGAAATTTAAAAAAATATTAAAGAACGAAAAGTTAAAAAGAGTTTATGATGAAATTTTGATTCCTGGCTGCAGATTTCTAACAGATGTTCAGGACAATGGTGTACCTTTCGATAAAGAGAGGCTAGTAGCATCTCAAGACATTATGCAGGCAGATATTGATGAAGCCGTAGCGGGGTTGTATAAAAATCCTCGTATCGCAGAGTTTGAGAAAATTCAGGGCAAAGAGTTCAACCCTAACAGTACAGTACAGTTGCGATCACTTTTGTTTGATTGCATTGGACTTCAGCCTACGGGAAAGAAAACAGGTACAGGCGCAAACAGTACAGATGCGGAAGTTCTACAAGAGCTTTCAGCAAAGTCAGAAGTACCTGGCCTAATATTAGACATTCGCCAGAAAGGTAAGATTAAGAATACTTACCTTGACAAGATCATACCACAGCTTGATCGTGACAGTAGATTGCGTACAGGCTTTAATCTGCATACCACAACCTCTGGTCGGTTGTCAAGTAGTGGTAAATTAAATATGCAGCAGTTGCCTCGTGATAACCCCACTGTAAAGGGCTGTATCAAGGCAGCACCTGGGCATAAAATAGTTGCAATGGATTTGACAACAGCAGAAGTATATGTTGCGGCAGTTCTTGCAGATGACAAGAATCTTATGGATGTTTTCCGAAGTGGTGGCAACTTTCACTCAACTATTGCACACAAAGTATTTCGCCTTCCCTGTGAAGTAGAAGAAGTATCAGAGTTGTATGGTGATAAGCGTCAGGCAGCTAAAGCTGTAACCTTTGGTATTATGTATGGTGCAGGACCAGCGAAAATCAGTGAACAAGTTACCAAAGATTCGGGTAAATACTTTAGTAAACAAGAAGCTCAAGAAGTAATTACAGACTACTTCAAGCAGTTTCATAAATTAAAAAAATGGATTGCAGACAAAGAAGATTATATTCGTACTAATGGGTATATTTATAGTTACTTTGGCCGCAAACGGAGATTACCAAATGTTCAAAGTCAAGATAAAGGGGTATCAAGCTCTAGCGTTAGGAGTGGTCTTAATTTTTTGGTCCAGTCTGCTGCTAGCGATATTAACCTTCTAGGTGGTATAGATATGAATGAGCATATCAAAGCTACTGGAATGAAAAGCCGCATATTTGCTCTAGTACATGACAGTATCTTGGCAGAGGTACCAGAAGAAGAGGTGGAGGAATACTGTGAAAAGCTACAAGCGTATATTCAACAAGATCGAGGTATATTTATACCGGGTGCACCTGTGGGTTGTGACTTCGAGATTGACAACGACTATTCGATGGGCAAGTATAAAAAGTTGTATGGCTAGTTGGTGGGAGATTTGGTGCAAGGCACTCGGTCAAAAAGCTTTTGAAGATGACAAAAGGGCAGACAAAGTAGCGATTGTACGAACTGTCTGGATTTTATTTAACATGATTACTTGTTGCTTTATCATAGCTTCAGGTATGGTAAATTTAGGGTGGATATAATGAGTGGTGGATTAATAGCAATAACAGGAGTAATATACCTATATGTTGGACTCGAACAATACTTTCGCTTTAGTAATATGCCTATGTTGTATACATATGTCGGCTATGCTTTTGCTAATGTCGGCCTATACTTAATGGCTAGTAAGTAGTGGTTATAACATATAGAAAATTAAAAAGTATACAGTTTCCTGTATATTTATTACCCCATGAAGATTGGTCTTTTTCTGATGGACTAATGTTCATGGATGGCAAAGTAGTAGATGATAGAAACCAAGAGCCTGATACTATAGGTAGAAGAAGGCTCTTTACCCCTCATGCACTATTTCCTTTAAAAAATTCTGTAGATTCTATACAAGGAATTTTGAAACAAAATGTAAAAACATTTATAGATACTTCAGGTCGCCCCTTCATATATGAGAAAACAAAGAGGTGCGACCTAAAATATTTTAATATAAAAAAGAGAGAGCTTAGAGATACTTATTGCTTATTGTGGTTACAAGGAGTAAACGCCCCTTTTAGTGTTCCTAGACCTCCTGAAGCTGAAATGCTTTTTGCAGGAGTACTCATGCTACATGGATTACCTTGGATTTTGTATGAGTATTCTGAAGTACCTAAAAAACCTACATGGCGCAAAGTATGAAAGCAGTAATTAGCAACAGAATTTACATGGAAGTTCCTATTGATCGACAGTTAGAAATCGACAAGGAGCTTACATATACCATTGCGTCTCATAATCCAAATGACCCGCCTCAGATCATTAAGAATATGTCTATAATACGATCAGGTTTGATTTCCATACCTATTGGGCGCACGGATTTGATACCAAATGATTATGAAATAGTAGATAAACGATTAAGTCCGAAAGCAGACTTTCCTGACTTTAAGTTTGATTTACGACCTAGTCAAAAGGAAGTATACGATGCACTCGATGACAACTGTATAGTAAACGCCTGGGTCAGCTGGGGAAAGACTTTTACAGGTTTAGCTATGGCAGGTAAACTTGGTCTAAAAACTCTTGTTATAGTACATACAGTACCTCTGCGTAATCAGTGGGCAAAGGAGGTAGAAAAAGTATATGGAATTACGCCTGGCATCATAGGCTCTGGTAAGTTTGAAATTGATGCTCCAATCGTTATTGGGAATACTCAGACTTTATACCGCAATATTCCGAAAGTATCAAAAGAGTTCGGCACAGTTATACTAGATGAAATGCATCATGTTAGCAGCCCCACTTTTTCTAAACTTTTAGATACAAATTACTGTAGATATAAGATAGGTCTGTCTGGCACTATAGAAAGAAAAGATGGCAAACACGTAGTGTTTAGAGATTACTTTGGAAATAAAGTCTATAAACCGCCCAAAGAAAACTATATGCAACCTAGAGTAGAATTAATCGGTACAGATGTAAGATTTTTAGATGGGGCTAGAACTCCATGGGCTAATAAAGTAACTGCTCTTGCAAACAACGAAGAATATATTCATACAGTATCAATGCTAGCGGCAGCCTACGCTGCAAAAGGGCACAAAGTTCTTGTAGTAAGTGATAGAGTAAGCTTTCTAAAGGTTTGCACAAGACTAGTAGGGGAGAAAGCAGTATGTGTAACAGGGGAAGTTCCCCACGAAGAACGAGAGGAAATAATTAATGAAATTAAACGAGAAGATAAAGAAATTCTTTTTGGAACCCAGTCCATATTTTCAGAGGGAATATCTGTGGATAACCTTAGTTGCCTCATTCTCGGCACTCCCATTAACAATACTCCTTTACTCACCCAGCTCATTGGTAGAGTTATAAGGAAAAAAGAAGGAAAAATTCAACCTGTCATAGTTGATATTCAGCTTAAAGGCAATACAGCTAAGCGTCAAGCCTCTAATAGAATAGGGCATTATATGAAAGAAGATTATGACATCAAATACATATAAAAAAATAATTCTTGACAATTCCTTAATATTTTGGTATAATAATGTTCTTATTTAATTGGAAAAAGATATATAAAGAAACTGATGGCAGTATATCACAATGCCTAGAAGTTCTAGATATGATGGTATATAAGAAAATACCCTATAATAGTTATGATTCTATTTATAAGTATCGTAACAAAGATTTTTCAGGTGATTCATTTCTTCTCCAGCCTGAAATACTTTTGGAAAATTCCTTTCGGTTTGAGCCAAAAGAAGTTGCAATATATGTCGCATTAGCTGCTAGGCGTAAGTTAGCTGACTATCTTGCATTTGGAGAAAAGACTTTGAGTATGCGTCATGCTCCACAACTAAACAAACTAATCGAAGAAAACAGACTACTTTATATAGACGAGTGGAACAAAATTCACTTTATATATGAAGAAGCCCAACGGAGAACTAAAAATGGCAATTTCGTTTAATAATCAAAAAGGTTCTGCACAAAAATCCTCAAATGATAGCTACAAATATGTAGATGGCGACAACAAAGTAAGAATTGTTGGTGATATTCTTGCGCGCTATGTTTACTGGATTAAAGGCGAGAACGACAAAAATGTTCCTCTTGAGTGCCTATCTTTTGATAGAGACCAAGAAGCATTTACTAACAAAGAAAAAGACTGGGTTAAAGACTATTATCCCGATCTTAAATGTGGTTGGTCTTATGCTACTCAATGTATTGACCCTAAAGATGGTAAAGTAAAAGTACTTAACCTGAAGAAAAAACTTTGGGAACAAGTAATCACCGCTGCAGAAGATTTAGGTGATCCCACTGACCCAGAAACTGGCTGGGATATTTGCTTTAAGAGAGTAAAAACCGGTCCTCTAGCATATAATGTAGAGTACCAATTACAGGCTCTTAAATGCAAACCACGACCCTTAGATGCTGAAGAAAAAGAGGCAATTGCTGACCTTAAATCTATGGACATAGTAATGGCTCGACCTACCCCAGATGCTCAGAAAGAGCTTCTTGATCGTGTTCGCAATAAAAATAATGAGGACAATGTAGATGAGTCCCTTGAAGATGAGTTTAATGTAGCGTGATTTTATTTACAGCAGACTGGCATATCAAACTGGGGCAGAAAAATGTCCCAGTTGATTGGGCGATAAACAGATACCACCTTTTCTTTGATCAAATTTATTTGTTAGAGGATGAGGTGGATTGTCATGTTATTGGGGGTGATTTGTTCGATAGGCTTCCTACAATGGAAGAATTAGAGCTATACTTCACTTTTATTAGTGATGTAAAGATACCCACATTAATATTTGATGGCAACCACGAAGCTACAAAGAAGTATAAAACTTTTTTCACAAACTTAAAATCGGCCACTAGAAGTGTGAATTCTATGGTTGATGTAATAGACTACAGCTATACCGACAGTAAAATCAGCATATTGCCTTATGTAGATTTGCATAAGAAAAACTGTATTGATAAGTTTGATAAAACTAAACCTTTGTTTACTCATGTAAGAGGTGAGATACCTCCTCATGTTAAGCCTGAAGTAGATTTATCTATGTTCGATGATTTTCCTGTAGTTTTTGCGGGAGATTTACACTCTCATAGCAATACACAGAGAAACATAGTATACCCCGGAAGCCCGATGACTACTTCCTTTCATAGAAGCAAAGTCGATACGGGGTATCTACTAATTGACGAAAACAATGGGTATAGCTGGGAATGGAAAAAGTTTGAGCTTCCGCAGTTGCTTAGAAAAACTGTAACAAGTCCAGAAGAAATGATACCTACCATATTTGACCATACTATCTATGAGATAGAAGGTGATATGCAAGATTTGGCAAATGTAGAAGATTCGTCTTTACTTGATAAAAAAGTAATAAAACGAAATACAGAAGCTAGTTTAGTTATAGATAAGGACATGACTAAAGAAGAAGAATTAGTAGAGTATCTAACTTATATTCTAGAAATACCTGAAGAAAAAATACCAAACATTTTAGGAACTTACAATGATTACTCTCAAAAAGCTCAGCTGGGATAACTGCTTCAGTTATGGTGCAGGAAACGAGTTAGTTCTTGATGATAATACCGTAACACAGATCATTGGTACTAATGGGATGGGGAAATCCTCCATCCCATTAATTATAGAGGAAGTATTGTATAATAAAAACTCTAAAGGCATCAAGAAAGCAGATATACCAAATAGATATGTAAATAATGGATATAGTATTAAATTAGAGTTCTCTAAGGGGTCTGATGAATACTGTATTTCTGTGGATAGAAAAACCAGTATAAAAGTAAAACTAGAAGAAAATGGCCAAGATATATCTAGCCATACAGCTACGAATACTTACAAAACTTTGCAACAAATTATTGGAGTAGATTTTAAAACTTTTTCGCAGTTAGTCTACCAAAATACTAATGCAAGTCTGCAGTTTCTTACTGCCACAGATTCGAACAGAAAGAAGTTTCTTATAGATTTACTACATCTTGAAGATTATGTGGAGCTATTTGAAATATTTAAAGAGGCTTCGAAGGAAACGAATACCTTAATTACAAGTAGCAAATCAAAAATTGCAACGATAGAAAAGTGGCTTCAAGATAACAAATTGGAAGATACCAATATACTTCCAACAAAAAATATAGATATAAATACGGAAAGAGAAGAGAAAAGTTTACGTTTTTTACGGACGGAATTTGAAAATATCTCGGAAAAAAATAAAAATATTGTAAAGAATAATGGGTTGATTGACATACTTGGTCAGCTTGATTTACAAAAAGCAGAATTAGATAATCCAGGGGAAAAAATCTCGAATGAAGCACAAAGGGAGGCTTTGTTTGCCGCCAAAGCTAGAAAAGATAATGCAATAAGAACACTGAAGAAAATAGTTGGATTAGGTAATACTTGTCATGTATGTAATCAAGAAATAGACGAAGAATTTAAACATAATACTGCGGAAGCTGAAATCAGAATACGAGACGAGGCAAAAGCAGAAATAGAACGGCTAGAAAAAGAAGTTAATGATATTGGCCGTCATAATATGAAAGTAAAAGAGTTTGAAAAAGTACAACAAGACTGGACACATACTTTCAGATCAATAGATAGAAGTTTGCCAACTAATTTATTAGATGCTGATGACTATGCACGAGGTATAAGAATACATCAAGGACGCCTTGACGAACAAAAAAGGCAAATAGCAAAGATAAATGAAGAAAACATAGAAATCTCTAAAAGAAACACTCGCATACAAGTTATACAAGAGCAGACCCAAGAGTTTGTAACTCAACTAGGAGAAGCTACAAAGACACTAAATCAACACTCGGATCTTGATGCAAACTTAGAGATATTAAAGAAGGCTTTTAGCACAAACGGCTTGTTAGCCTATAAAATAGAAAATCTAGTAGTAGAGCTAGAAGAAGTTGCAAATACTTATTTAGCAGAATTATCTGACGGCAGGTTTACGCTAGGTTTTAATGTTCAAAAAGATAAGTTAAACGTAGAAATTACAGATAATGGTAACATAGTAGATATACTTGCGCTATCTTCGGGAGAGTTAGCAAGGGTAAACACTGCAACTTTGATTGCAATTCGTAAATTGATGAGTAGTATTTCAAAGTCTAAAATCAATATTCTTTTTCTAGATGAAGTCATTAATGTTCTTGATGATACTGGCAGAGAGAAAATGGTAGAGCTTCTTATTAAAGAAGATGAGCTGAACACTTATGTAGTATCTCATGGATGGACACACCCTTTATTAGATAAAATAGAAGTAGTCAAAGACGGAAACGTGAGTAAATTAGAATGGTAGATTCAAGAGCAAAAGGCGCTCGGGGTGAGTATCTAGTAAGAGATATGCTTCGAGAATCAACAGGTTACAAATTTGAAAGAGTACCAGCATCAGGGGCACTAGAATACTTAAAAGGTGATTTATATGTTCCTAACGCTGCAAACAAGTACTGTATAGAGGTAAAAAACTACTCTGACTCTCCTTTGTCAGATAAGATGTTTACACAACCAAAAACAAACAATCTTATACGTTGGTGGAAGAAGGTAGTGCAACAAGCAAAAGGCGGGGATCAAGAGCCTATGCTATTTTTTAAATATAATCGTTCCAAAGTATTTATAGTAGTAGCAGATAAACCAAAAGAAGTAGACTATATGTACGTCAGTTTCTTAGGTTGTTATGCTGCTTTAGCTGAGGACTGGCTACTAAATGAGGAGTATGAGTTTCTTCATGAAACAAAGATTACTAAGAAATAGTTGTTTCACAAACTTAAACAAAAGAAGAGTACAAATGGCATTTACATTTTTAAAGCAATTAGAAAAAACTGCGGGGTCAACGCTAGTAGTAGATGCGTTGAACCTTGCTTTTAGATGGAAACATCAAGGTAGAACAGATTTTGCTGCAGATTACATAGCAACAGTTCAATCTCTAGCACAATCTTATAACTGTGAGAAAATTATAATCACAGCAGACCAGGGCTCATCTTCTTATCGTAGAAACCTTGACCCTGGCTACAAACAGAATCGAAAAGATAAGTATGCTGAGCAAACTGAAGAGGAAGCAGAAGCTTTTCGTAAATTCTTTCAAGAGTATGAAAAAACTCTTGTTGGACTAGAAAATCAATATCCTGTTCTTCGCTACGAAGGCGTAGAGGCGGATGATATTGCGGCACATTTAGTTAAATTTAAAGCCCGTTATGGTCTTGAGAAAGTTTGGTTAATTTCAAGCGACCGAGACTGGGACTTATTAATTGATGATAATGTGTCACGTTTTTCTTATGTAACTCGTAAAGAAGTTACAGTAGAGAACTGGAAAGAACACTATGATGTTTCAAGAGATGAGTATATTTCCTTGAAGTGTCTAACAGGAGATAAAGGGGATAATGTTCCCGGCATTCCTGGTGTCGGACCAAAACGTGCTCAGAGTCTTATACAGCAATTTGGAAGTGCAATGGATGTATATGATGCTACCCCGATTAGTGGTACATATAAATACATTCAGTCTGTAAATGAACACGCAGATCAAATTCTTAAAAACTATGAGCTTATGGATTTAGTAACATATTGCGATGAAGCAATAGGGATCGATAATATAAACGATATCGAGGAGAAGTTAATTGGTTAAGGTTGATTATAAAAGAGACAAGTATCTCTCCAAGTTTAGTATAAAAACTTTGGAAGATAGATATTTGTTAGAAGGAGAAAAATCTCCTCAAGACGCTTTTGCTCGTGCTGCTCAAGCCTTTGCTGATGATGATGATCATGCGCAACGGTTGTATGACTATGCGAGCAAGCTATGGTTCATGTTTTCTACCCCCGTTTTGAGTAATGGAGGTAGTAGTCGTGGTCTTCCAATTAGTTGTTTTTTGAACTATGCGGAAGATAGTCGCCAAGGTCTAACAGGGCACTATAAAGAAAATGCTTTTCTTAGTTCTGTAGGTGGTGGTATCGGTGGATGTTGGAATGGCATTCGTAGTGTGGGGTCTAAAACCGCTTCGGGGTCAGAGAGTACTGGAGTAATCCCATTTATTAAAGTAGTTGACGCAGAGATGTTAGCATTTTCTCAAGGCGTTACAAGACGAGGTAGTTATGCAGCGTATTTGGACATTAGTCACCCAGAAATTGAGGAGTTTCTCGATGTACGTAAGCCTACTGGAGGTGACGTTAATCGAAAATCTGTTAACCTTCATCATGGTGTTACTATTGGTGATGACTTCATGGAGCTAATCGAACAAGCCACACTTGTGGAAGGTTTCGATGATTCGTGGGATTTGATTGACCCACATACTAGAGCAGTAAAGAAAACTGTATCAGCAAAAACTCTTTGGGTTAAGTTGATACAAAATCGTGTAGAAACAGGCGAACCATACATCATGTACAAAGATACAGTACAAGATGCCTTGCCTGAGTACCAAAAAGAGTTAGGGTTAAAAGTTCATCACTCTAACCTATGCTCAGAGATAACTCTGCCAACAGACAAAGATCGTACAGCGGTATGCTGTTTATCAAGTGTCAATTTGGAAGAGTACGATGAGTGGTGTAATGATGATCAATTTATTCCTGATCTTATAAGAATGCTAGACAATGTACTAACTTACTTTATTGATAAAGCTCCGCCCGAGCTGTATCGCGCAGTATTTAGTGCAGAAAACGAAAGAAGTATTGGTCTTGGAGCGATGGGGTTTCATGCTTATCTACAAAGACAAGATATTGCTTTCGAAAGTATGTGGGCGTCAAGTGCAAACCACAAAATGTTTAGCCATATAAAAGCAGAAGCAAGTCGTGCTACAAAGAAACTTGCTCAAGAAAGAGGAGAATGTCCAGATGGAAAAGGTCAAGGAGTACGTAATGCCCATCTTCTTGCCGTTGCTCCTAATGCCAGTAGTAGTATTATTTGTGGTAACACTTCTCCTAGTATTGAGCCTTACAGGGCTAATGCGTTTACTCAAAAAACTAAGTCAGGGTCTAGTCTCCTTAAAAACGAGTATTTGGAACACTTACTTCAAGAAGTAGGAATGGACACAGACGAAGTTTGGAAAAGCATAATGACAAGCGGAGGTTCAGTGCAACATCTAGAGTTTTTAGATGACCATGCAAAAGAGGTGTTCAAGACTGGTGTTGAGATAGATCAACGATGGGTAATACAGCATGCAGCAGATAGACAGCAGTACATTTGTCAGAGCCAGTCTCTCAATGTATTCTTTCCTGCAAACGTATCAAAGCAAGAACTTCATGCTATTCACATGATGGCATGGAAAAAGAAAGTAAAAACTTTGTATTATTTACGAAGTGAAGCAATGAAACGCGCTGAAAATGTTTCTGATGAAGCATTGCGTAAGTATATAACTGACAGTATCGATGAAAACGCCTGTCTAGCGTGTGAGGGTTAGTATGAATTTATTACAAGAAAGAGAATATTATAAACCATTTAATTATCCATGGGCTTTCGAGCATTATAAGTCTCAGCAGCATATGCATTGGCTGCCAGACGAAGTGAACTTGGCTGATGATCTAAAAGACTTTAGAGAGAAGTTAAGTCCTGGCAATAAAAAATTATTAACTCAAATATTTCGTTTCTTTACTCAGGCTGATGTAGATGTATGTTGTGGGTATGCAAAGCATTATCTACCTACATTTAAACAGCCTGAAGTAAGAATGATGCTAAGTGCTTTTGCTGCAATGGAAGCAGTACATCAAGAAGCATATTCATTGTTGCTAGAAACTCTAGGATTTCCTGAAGAAGAATATCAGGAATTTATGAAACATAAAGCAATGATGGATAAACATGAACATCTTAGTGACTTCGGTATGGGCAGTAAGATGGATATAGCAAAAACTATGGCTATCTACTCTGGGTTCACAGAAGGAGTGCAACTATTCAGTAGTTTTGCTATACTGTTGAACTTTCCACGCCATAACTTGATGAAAGGCATGGGTCAGATTGTTACATGGTCAATACGAGATGAAAGCCTCCACGTAGAGGGAATGTCTCAACTTTTCCGTACTTTTATTCAAGAAAATCCAGAGTTGTGGAATGACGAGTTAAAGTATGAAATTTATTGTGCGGCAGAGCGTACAGTAGAACTAGAAGATGCTTTTATTGATTTGTGTTTTGAAGATGCAGATGTACCTGATCTAACAGCACAAGAGGTAAAAGACTATATTCGCTATATTGCGGATAGAAGATTATTGGGTCTAGGAATGAAGAAAATCTTTGGTAGCAATGATAACCCACTTCCTTGGCTTGATTATATGTTAAATGCAGTTGAGCACGCAAATTTCTTTGAAAATCGTGCGACTGAATATTCACGAGCTAGTACCACTGGTAACTGGCAAGACATATTTAAGTAGGTATATTATGACAGAAGAAAATACATTTACTTTAGACGACAAACAGTATAATTTAGAGGATGTTTCTGATAATGCTAAATATTTAGTATTTAATCTTAATGAAATTGCCACAGAAAAAGCAAAAGCCGAAAGAAAGGCACAGCATTATTCTGCTGCAGAGATTAAGTTTATCGATCAACTAAGGGCTGAGTTGTTAAAAGAAGAGGAAGAAGAAAAAGAGACGGGGGCATAAGCCCCCATTTCTTTAAGCGTAGCATTGTCCTAAGGTAGCGAAACTGTAGTGTCGGGTAAGTTCCTCGGGAAAGACCTGCTTAGCTTTAAAACTTACACTAGTAATAGTTTAATATCAGTATATTCCTCGTATGGTATAGTCTCACCAATATATTGGTAAATATCATTTCTGTTTAAATTATTTTTACAAAAAACATAAGAAGTTCCATTTACTTTTACACAAAAGTGCACTTCCTTGAAGCCTAAAGATTTTAATAAAATTGCACTAGGCTCTACAAAATCAGGTATTGTACCTGCGGTACGAGTTATCATATTTACAATACGAATCACTCCTTGCCCCATAGATTGTCCCATAATATAAGCCACTACTTGATTAGAGGAGTCTACAGCTTGAAAAAGATACGGATCTTCTCCAGTAAAATAAGTTTTTAAATGATCTATATCATCATATCCTATAGCGGTGGATATACGAGTTTTATCTCCTTCGTATATTTCGTCAAAGACAGATATATCAACATTTGTTATTTTTGTAACAGTATGCATATTAAGTTAACCTCAAAACATAATGTTCTTGTGAAGTTATGCCAGCAGACTGTTCAGTAGAAGATGTTAAAGGAAAAATTGTTTTAAAATTTGAATCACCGAAATTTGCAGCCCAACCATAAACATATGTTGCAGGCTGTGAGCCGTCCGAATTACCAGTAAAAGAATATACGCCCGATGGATTAGATGAAGCATCATAATCATTAAAGTTTCTTTCTCTTAGGCTACCAACTGCTTCGTTTGAACTTGAACCAAAAGTTTCTAGCTTTGTAAATGTACTGTTTTTTGTTAAAGCAGGTAGACCCGTAGCACTTGCTTGTATTGTTAATACTTCTGTAGAACCAGCCTGCACAGCACACTGTAGAATGTAGTATAGATTGCCCCCAACAACTATAAATGGATTAGAACAATTGCCCATGCACGCTTCGGTATCGGTTCCAATATCACCAGAGTTATCTCGTATTTGAACAAATCTAAGACCACTTGTTGTATTAGTACTAGCTAAATATCTAAAATGTGTAAGAATTTTACCCGCAACTCTTGACGGTCTTACTAAAGTCTCCGAACCTGCCCCTACAATACCTGCACTAAGCATTTAAAACTCCACTACCAAAAACTGTTACGGCAGCTGCACCAGTATAAACAACTTCAGCAACACCGCCTTTAATAATACTAAATGTATTACCAGTCACACTCTGCACACCTTGACCTGTATCAATAATACTTGTAGTTATTGAGTTTGTATTTCTATTGATTGTTAATGTTTGGTTTGATGAATTCACAATCATAATTATATTACCAGCTGTTGCAGAACCTGGGAGTGTTAAAGTTCTTCCAGCATCGTTTTTCGTATTAATAAATTTCTTATTAAGAATTAGTGTTACATCAACACCTCCACTACCATCATTAACATCAGTTGTAGGATTAGCTGTAATACTTCCTGCTGAAATAGTTCCAGTAGTGGAGATAGCACCTGAGCCTACGTCTATGCTTGTAAACCCAGAAGTAATAGAACCAGAGTTGAGTGCACCAGTTGTAACAATATTACCAGAACCTGCAGCGGGTGCATAATCTGATGCATCAAATGCTTTAACTTGAGCAAGGTTTGTAACTTCTGAATCCATTAGTGCCCCAGCAGCCGTTACATTAGCTGTATCAGTTACATCAGCTGATGCCTCTATAGCATCAAGTTTTGTTTTGTCTCCATTTGCAAATGCACCTTCACTTGGTTTTACTTGTAAAGTGGAGGTATCTAATGATTTTATACCTGCTAAATCTGTAAGCTCTGAATCCATTAGTGCACCAGCAGCTGTTACGTTTGTAGCATCAGTTACATCAGCACTCGCTTCTATTGCATTAAGTTTACTATGATCAGCATCAGTAAATACATTACTATCGCTTGCACTTTCTACAAGAGTTCGTATTTCAGCTGCAGTTTGATCCGCAGTAGCACTTGCTTCTATGGCATTAAGTTTACTATGGTCATCATCAGTAAATACATTACTATCACTTGCGCTCTCTACTAAAGCTCTAATTTCGGCTGCTGTTTGATCTGCAGTAGCGCTAGCTTCTATACCATCAAGCTTTGTTCCATCTGCAGAAAGGTCTCTACCGTCAACTGTTTGAGTGCCAGAGAAAGTTATATTCCCTGTCATTTGTCCACCTGCCAAAGGAAGCTTAGTGGCAATACTACTTGTTAGCGAACTTTCTAGTGAAGCGTTATTATTTAAAGAAGTTGCAATTTCACCTAATGTATCTAATGTTGAAGGAGCTGAATTAACTAAATTTGCGATAGCTGTATCTGTATATGCTGTTGTAGCTACCTTTGTTGAGTTATCACTTGCAGATTGAGTTGTAGCTGTTACGCCATTCGCGATTGCACCACTTAGTTGTGCTGCGGGAAGATTTGTAAGAGATGCTCCAGATCCGCTAAAGGTTGTTGCGGTAAGAGTATCTACACCAGTTAGATTACCAGATATATCAGCGTTTCCATCAATATCTAAACTATCGCCTTTGACTTCACCAGTAACATCTATGCCAGTTGCAGTTGTTGCAAGCTTTGCTGAACCTTCTCTCTTAATTGTAACATCGCCACCACTAGATTCTGTTTGTATTATTAAAGGGTGTTTGCTTGTTATAAGACTTTCGTTATCAGCATTTACACCATGTTCAATCCGCAAATCGTAGTTATCGGAACTAGGCTCTTTAAAATCCATGTGAGCACCATTAGTGCCACCTAGTTCAATAACTGCATTGTTGGTAAAGCCGGCCTGGCTTCCAGTATGTAATATGCTTAGTGTTGTGGCTGCCCCAGTTGATCTTTTTATTTGTGTACTATCATTAATTACAAGACTTCCACTACCACCTTTAGTTATTTCACCATCTATCACAAAATTTCCGCTTATATTAAGATTAGTTGCAGATATGTCACCCGCTACACCAACATCACCAGAACCATCTTTTGATGCATCTATAGGGTCTGGTGAAACAAGTAGCCTTCCTTTAATACTGGTAGTACCAGCACTAGAGCCTGAAATTGGATTTATTACTAATCTTGCGTTAGTCATTCCATTTGACAAACTACCTGTGCTTTCATTACCTGCTGAGAAAGCTGTTGAGCCTGCTGCTCCAGCTAATACTTGCATTCTTATATGTTCGGTAGGAGTTGTGTCTGCGTCATCTGTAGCACCTGACCTTACTGCAAAGTGAGCTGTATCTATGCTTAAACTACCAGTGCCTTTTTCTAAAATATGGCTGTGTGAGCCATCGTGATAAATTTCTAAGTCATTACCGGTGCCTAAGCGTATCTTTGCATTGTCACTAAAATCTACACCAGCAAAAGTAGGAGTAGCAGAGGCTGCTACGTCTTGTCCTATAGAGAATTGCCCACTAGAATAAGTTACGCCAGTACCTGCACTTAGATGTGCACGAACTTCTGACGCACTTGGGCCAGTGTAAGTAAATACACCAGTATTGCTATCATAGGCAAGCGAGCCGTCTCCACTCGCATTAGCAGCATTTATTAGAGGTCGAAAAGCACTAATAGTAGGAATGCTTGTTGTAATGTCTAATGTTGTTGTTACGCTTTCTTGAGGGCTTACGGTTGTATTATTGGGGGTCACATCTACTGTAATCGCCATTATCTTGTTATCTCCCTTGTCACGTTTGCGCGACCTTGTATTATTCTGGTTACTGTACCTGTACCGCTAACTATTTCTAGATCATAAACATACGAACCTGCAGTAATTGCTGCGGTTTGAACTGCTGTAAGATCCATTGATATAGTACCAGTACCGCCTAAAGCTGCGCCTCCTGCACCTGTGCAAGTAAAAGCTATAGTACCATTTGCAAATGTACTACTAGGAGTAGCAGTATTTTCTGCTTTACTTCTTAAATGCGCACGAGCAGTATACCCAGAAAGATCTTTAGCTGAGCCATCTTCTTTTACAGTCATTTGAAGGCCAAAGGTAGAGCCCTGGTCTATAGTTATATTATATTTACCTGCTGACATTTTTTATCTCCATGTCGTACATTATATTGCCTTTGACAAATTTTGTCAAGTTTTATTTTTAGAGGTTGGAAAGATTGCCTAGCTTAACTCGGGTATTTCCACTAGAGTCTACTACTTTTATGCCATCATTATTGAAAGTAGTGGTTCCGCTTCCTCCTCCGCCAATTTCAAAAGTAGGAGTAGGAGTTCCATTAGCAGCAACAGTAGTTCCTAGAAAGAATCCTGGAACAGCGCTTTGAACAGTATTACTACTAAACTTTCCAAAACTGGCTATTCTACCTGTAGAACCAGTATTACCGACCGTTAAAGTATTTGCTATTTTAAAATCATTAGTTGCGACACTGTCTGCAAGTAGTTTACCTGCGGAAAGAGTACCATCTACGATTACACTTCCATCGAAAGTTTCTACTACGGGAGTAGAAAAGTTTCCTGGGCTCACACCGGTATGAGTATTTACAGGATTACCTTCGTATATTCTAGTTACTGCCACATTTGAAGCGTTATTTGTTACAGTTATTTTATCGTTCTTTCTTAAATAGCCATCAGAGGATTGTTGTATAACAAGTGCTGCAATATTTTGCCCCGACCTATATGCATCATCGTTGGTATTAGTAATAGTATCAAAGTTACTGGCGGCAAACTCTGATGCTACTGTAGCTTCATATAGCGCGCCTCCACCATGCTTAGTAGAAAAAGCTATTTGGAAATTATGAGTAGCTACTTCAAAAGTAAATACGCCCGAGCCTCGAACGCCTACTGCAGTACTATCTGCACCCGCTTTTTGCTTTGTAAAAGTTTGAATTTTTTCTATGCTAGGCAGAGCTGTACCATCTAATCTTTTACCTGTAATAGTATAGGTTGCGGAACCACTATCTGCCGTCATAGCAGTAAAATCAGCAACAACTGCTGTATTTCCACTATCCGAAATACTAGGAGTATTCATATTAGTGTGAGTTTTTGCTACTGTAAAGTGACCCGCAGTACCCCCACTACCATCATAGTCTAGCTCTGTTACACCCTCGAATACCCTTATAGTAGTTCCTGAGCCTACAAAACTGCTAACACTACCTGAATTACTAGCGGGTAAGCCATGATTTTCATTACTAAGAAGTACTGTAATTGCATCATCACCTGCATCACCATCGCCACCAGGCTTAATAGAAGCAATCGTAAGAGTATCTGTAGCTACTGCACCTCCAGAGTTGCCCTCTTGAACCTCTACCGTAAAAGTATAAGGAGTAGCACTATAAGAAGTAGGAATATTGAAAGTAGCGGTATCTGTAGCTGAGTTAGGGTCTGTAAAGCTGTTCTCATCAGAAAACGCTCCGCCCCCTCCTGTAAATTTAAAATAAGGATCTGAAAAGCCTTGAGTCTCTGCCGTAAGAGTGATTGTTTGACTGCTAGCATGAGACCCTGCAGCACTATACTCTATTAGTTGCTTACTTGCTCTAATCGCTACAGTTTTTGATGGAGTTCCTTCACCCCCAGGACCACTTTTTGTCAAAGACGATCTCATGAGAGCAACTGTTAAACCAGTATTATTATCTATAATAGGCACATCAAAATGTGCATCCATTATCGTTAGCCCGGCTAGGAAAGGAGAGCCGGTGGTATTTATTGTAATTGTTCCATTCGTATTTACTAAATTTAGGTCGTCAACTCCACTAGTTTGACTTTCTATAAAAGTTCCGAACTTATAAGTGTTGGGTGTTCCTCCACTAGCTGCGTACGTGTAAGGGACTCCATTATTTTTAACAATAAAGCTTAAAGAATAAGGAGTTACATCAGAAATAGCTCCAGTAGAACTACAACTAAACCCGAAAGATGCTAAAGACGATAGTACTTGAAAGCCTCCTGTATTAACAGGCGTGAAATCTTTTGCGCTTCCTACACTATCTTTTTCCTCGAATTGAAGACGATCGAAGTACATTGTAACATTGCCATTATTAGTCCAAGCATCGTTGTCTACTCTTAGAAGTACTTTCTCTATATCGGTCTGGTCTATACTAGCAGTAACGTTTTGACTTGCAGAAGCATCATAATAGTGTCTAGTTACTGTGCCACTTAAATCTATTTCGGTTTCTACTCTTGTCCACACTCCTGTGGGAATTCCAGGAGTTCCTCCTGCCTGATGAAAGTTATCTCCATTTGGTTTCTGGGCTCTTACATATAGCTGAGTACTGTTTGTTGTATCGGGTGAACCCGAAGCTTCCAAATAAACCCATGCTGAAAATATCCAAACTTTTCCAGGAGCAATCTTTATATTGTAGTCATTGCTATCTACTCCTAAGTAAGAGTATTTATCATCACCATTTGCAACAATTTTTAAAGATCTTCCCCCACTTAAAAATGTTCCTGCAGCAGTACTATAAGAAGTATACGCGCTGTTCGTAAAAACAGGAGAGTTCTCAAATGTAGCGTACTCGCCCGCTAAGTTAACAGCAGCGTTTCTGCCAGCTGAGCCTGCTGCTCCCTCTGCAGAAGGTTTTAAAGCTACTATTGTAATAGTATCTTCCGCTGTATATTGACTACCTTGAAAAGTATCAGTAATAACTACTTTTACTGTTACAGGAAAAGACGCAAAAGTTCTTACTAAACTAGTACCATCATGAGCAATAAGAGAATTTGTAGTCCCGCTTCCCGACAATGTAGTAAAGGTAGTTCCATTTGAACTTTCTGACCATGCGTACGCAACATTACCTTGAGTATTTGCGGTTGTTGCGGTCAGAGTAACAGCAGCAGGGGCGGGATTAGCTGAATTAACGTCATAGGTTATTACCGTGCCCGTCTGTCCGTTTCCTCCAGCAGAGAGAGTTACAACTCTAGGAGTTATTGCAGGAGACCCCGAAATATTTACAGTACTAGTGTTAGTATTCGGCTCGAAAACAGAAAACTTTTGTTTTGTGGTGATAGCACCTGCAATATTTTCTTGGGTTTGTACAGCATATCTAACCCAGTAATATCGTGTTTCCGAAACCCCCGAAATAATAACAGGGTCCACATACTTAGTAGCCCCTCCTATATCTCCTATAGGAAGTTTTTCTGCAAGGAAAAAAGTAATATCCGTTCGCTCTGTTAAGCTAGCATCATTTTCAGCATTTAAAGGTATTTCTACACCTTTATTTAAAGTAATTATTTTTGTGCCTGTATCTACATTAGTAACCCTTAGATCTTCAGGGGCACCTCTAAAAAACACTAGTTGTCCTTGGGCTATATCAGTAGTAGATAAAACCTTAACAGTTGTAGTGGTAGCACTAGGATTTGAAGATACTGCATCTACTTTTGTAGTTACTGCTCTTTTGTTTGTTGTACTTCTCCATATCTCTATTCTATGTGTAATAGGACTGAAACTCGCACTATGTGTCCAAGAAAGCTCGACCCCTCCAGCACTAGGTGCGGTGACCGCTAAAGAGCTAGGCGCGTCTGGTACAGTTTTTATAGGAACACCGCCAGGCTTAAATATAGCGTCTAAATTCTCTTGTATTCTGTCTCCATCTCCAATAACATATGCGCTATCAGAGTGCTCATCTGCGGTAACGCTGCATAAACAATCTTTTGTATAATTAAGACTTGTTACCCTAAAAGGTTTTGAGGTAAAACCAAATTTAGGGTGTGTTAGTTCTATTATCTCTCCTGGCAGTAAAGCTAATCCTCTAGGCCCTACTTTAAAGTTTACGGTTAAGCCCTGCCTAGACTCTTTTAATTTCTGCACTACATTAAATCTAGCATTAAAGTAGTTTGTGATACCCCTAGATTGATAAGATAAATTCTTTCTTATACCTTTATCTTGTTTTAAAAGTTTAGAATCGAAAAAGGATATTTCTCTATTTTCGAATCTATTCTGAGGATCGGGGAATGCTAATTGTGCAGAGTTATAAGACTTTTTACTGCCTTGATCTGTAATTTTAATCTCGCCAATGATGTCCCCTGCTTCAAATTGCTCTAAAGAGTTGACTGTTCCTTTTTTACTTTTTACAGATAAGTTGTACTTACCTCCAGTGTATCTTAGCATCCCATTAAATTGACTCAGCATTTTATTGACATTGCCAAATAAAGGTTGAGCAGTATTAATAGATTGATTCATTTGATGACGAGTAACGTAGCGTTGAGTATTATCATCCCAGCCCGCATACTTCCAATACTCTAAATCATCAGAATCGTACAAAGAGTACCCCGAACCAGAAAAAGTATTAAAATTTTCATTAAATCCTTTAACGTAAGGGTTTCTATTTCCCGCAGTAAATACACTAGTATCTATATCTAAAGTAGTGGGTCCATTGCCCGGAGCCGCTACATTAGTACTATCTTTTGTTAATGGTAAAGTATTAATAGCTGAAGTACCAGGAAATGAGTCTATAAACCCATTTGCATTTGCTAGTTTTGCTACTCCTGCTCGCCAAAGAGGCTCTCCGCTAATATAGTAAGTAAACTTATTCCACTTTTTACCTAACTTACCTATGCAGTTAGTAAAGGTTATTTGCTTATACCCTACACTATCTATAGTTTTTTCTGCACCAACCGCAGATACTTCCCCTCTCCAATAACCAGTTGTTCCTGCTGTTCCTCTATGGTATATAGTCCCTACTGCTATGTTACTCGCTGCTGCTGTAGTGCAAACTACTGAAACATCACTTTTGCCATCACACTCTAAAGCCGATTCCTTGAAAGAGTTTAAATCTATTTCCGGTAATTTTAATCCTTTACCAAATCTTTTATTTCGTAAATAGTCTAGCATCTGTAAAGCAGGATTAATAGAAGGCCGCTCGTCTACCGCAAGCTCTATATTATACTTATCTACTACTCCTGAGGGATAGTTAGGTAGATATCCCGCGTCCCAAGGGGTATCAACTATAATGACTTTATGTTGTCCATGATAGTCAACAATTCTTCTAGTTTGAACATATGTTGTTCCATCTGTGTTTATTCTTGTAAGGGTGATTCTTGCCCCATTGTACTTATCATTGACACCAGAAGAGCCTGAAATAACTATACCATTATTGACAAGAACTTTAGTAATAGCGTTAGTCCAAGTAACGTTACTACCTAAATTAGTTAATTCATCACTAGCGTAATTAAACCCAGCAAAAGTTGCCTGATGAAAGGAAGCATTTTTACTAGACTCTAAACTTACTGAAACCCCGGGCAACGCTAACGCTGCTTCCATAGGCGAACTTGGGCTAAGTAATGTAATTTTTTGCGCCCCATACCCAGTAGTATCAGGGTTAGCAACTAAAGCAGTAGCTACAGTATTATCAGAAGTATGAAGTTTTGAATCATAAGTATTAATATACCAACTGTTACTTCCATCGGTAATATAAGATAGCTCATTAATTGTAGGGTATGCTCCCGTATCTTTATGCTTTATAATAAATCTGTAGTGAGGGATTCTTAGTTCGGGATTATTATTAACAACACGAGTGTCATCTTCTCCACTATAGAAGAACCATTTATCATGAACTATCCAATCATTTAAGTTTCCTATAAGACTATCATCGTCTCCTTTACGCAGAGAAACTATATCTCCTATTTCAAAACTATCTGGTCCTGCTGAAAAAGCCGAAGAACTAACAGTATTATTCCTGTACCTAACATCTTGAGCATAGCTGTAGTCATAATTAAATGCCTCTACATCTCTGCCTCTCATAACTACATTAAACTTAGGAAGAGTAGTTTCCCCATCGTCTATTTCATACTGAGCATGAATGTATGAGGTGTCTAAAAGCCTATGATTAGGCCCCCAGTACGCTTCTTTCTTTTCATAATAGTCGTTCTGTACTTTAAATCTACCAGAGGCACTAGCTGACTGAGCAATAGAAACTAAACGATCATTAGCCTTTTGGTAAGGTCTGCCTTGGTGAAATGTCATATGACAGTTTATTGGATCTTCAAAAGAGTGAGAAGTTCCATGAGTCATACCATTATTTCCTACATTTGCATTCAAAGAACTAAAGGAGGGAACTGTAAATGAATCGGTAGCTGGAAGGGTTGAAGTATTAGTAGTAGTTGTAGTAGAGGATGCGCCTCCTACAGAATCACTTGCAAATACAGGAGTAGCTCCCGCAGTAGCATCATACCCTAACAGAGTATGCCCAAAAGTTTGGCGACCTCTACATACAAAATCAATTTTACCGTCATCTTCGCTGGCAACTACTGTGCCTCTAACATCATAATCGGTTTGGTCTACACAAATGGAACTATTACCATCTAAATGAATATCGTATAAGCCCCCTACAGTTCCCTCTGATAAGGCGTATACCATATGAATTTCGGTGGACTTTCCAGCTCTAGTATCTGCAAAAATGGGTATTGAAGATACGCGCTGAACCCCATATATTACAGGAAGATATTTTGCTTCTAGATTAAATTTTAAGTCTAGCTCCGTAGGGACATCGTACTCTACTTCTCTACTATCTACATCAGCCCCAATACCTGAGCCAAATAAACCACTATCATAGTCTACTTCGGTTTTCGTTTCTACCTTGTTATATATTGCAGTAACATTTACAGCAGTCTGAGAGTGTATAAATCCTAAATCATTGGCATATTGAGGTCTAATTGTAGCTTCTCTATCTGGTAAGCCATCAGAGTCTACTGCCCTATGAGAGCTATCTTCAGTTCTTCTACCTTGTACTCTTTGAAAGTCCGCCCAATGACTAGAGATAGTCCACGAAATTATAGAGTCTTTTGTGCTTTCTTTTATATTTGCATTGGAAATTATTCCTTTAAATATAAGAACGCCCCCTCCAGTATTTAACCCAGAGTTAGTGCCTATTCCTCCAATAATGTCCCCTGCTTCATAAGAAGTACCATTAGTAAGAACAATCTTTTCAGGCGCAATAAATACTTTATATATGTATACTTCTCTATTTAAGTAACTAGTGTAAGAAGTACTATCTTTAGATCTAGTAAGTGCTGTAAGTTCTTCTGACTCCAAAGTAATACTGGTCACAGTTGCATTTATAGAAGCTACAAGATCTAGTGCTAAACAGTTAAAGCCTTTTCCATCGTTTATAAAAGTATTTATACGAACATTGTAAGTGTTCCCAGAATGAAGGATAGAAACTTTATCTCCTTCTTTGAATCCAAGCTCTACAAAATTGGTATCAGTAGAAGTAATTGACCCTGTTGCATCTGCTGCAATACTACCATTAGTGTTAATAGTGGGGCTAACTGCTTTTGCTCCTAAAGATGTGGCGTCCAGATCCAAAACCATAGTAGAGGCTTTAGCTTTTATGGTTTCATTTGTACCTCCTATCTTCAGTAGTTTATTGGAGATGTAATTTTGAAGTCCATTAGCCGCCCCTGTAGGGGAAGTAGAAGAATCATTAAACTTAACATCAAAAGGCGCGTCAGTAATATAGCTATAGTTTTTGGCCGCTGTAGCTTCATTACCGTATTGAGACTCTAATAAAGGTCTTTCAAATTTTACTAGATGTGCATAGGTAAAAGGCACATTATCTTCAAGTGCCTGTAATAAGTTTGTATTTATATCTCTTAATGCCATTACGGTTGAGCCTCTTCCAGATTGAGAGAAATTTTATATAGATTATTAACGTCTAAATTGTAACTTATCTCTTTTGTCTTGTTTAGTACTCTAAATTGTACGTTGTTAAATTTTATCGAGTTAGATGCACTTACTTCTTTTTGTAGTCCCGGAGTAAAATGTAGTCTCATTTGTGAAGCAGATACTGCTCCTTCTGCCGTATTATGGTTAGCATTAGTTTCTACTCTAGTAATCATATAAACTTTTACATGATTACTATTATTTGCATCCACTACTGAAAATATATCTCCAATACTTGGAGTTCCCTGGCTGCTTGAGCCTGTGGAGTCTAGTGTTGTTCCGGAGCTATTTGTTATAAGAAAGTTATCTTTTCCTGCAGCTACAGCAGCTGTAGTTTTTATAAGTTGTGCTCCACTATTATTCCCTGTAGTTAGAAAGGTATTCCAAGCAGCATTTTGAACAGTTTTATATTGAGGCAACTCTGCAAAGAAAGAAGAAGTTGCTCCCTTCTGTTGTAGTAAAAAAGCATACAAAGGCTCAAACTGAGCACGAGTTAAAGCATTATATGTAATTGACATATTCCATTTATGGCCCTGTATATTTCGTACAATAGTACTGCCTGAATTAGTTCTGGTAGTTTGGGCAGGAAGTTCTGACTTCAAAGATACGGAAGCAAACCCCGGGCCTGCAGAGTATCCGGTGTTAGAAGAAGTTGTACTTCCGTCAGCCGCTATACTGTTGTTTGGATCAGGAAGAAGATTTGAATAATTTGTAAAAGTTGCCATTATGATCTAGCTCCTTCGCTAATAGTGTCTACAGTTTCTAAGAATTGTTCTCCTACTTCATTAGCGGATTCTCTTATCATTGAGATTATATTTGCTCGTTGATTCATTAATACGTCCTCTACTCCTGCGGCATCTATTGCTGAGATAGAGATATTTACATTTGAAACGCCTCCGGCACTTGATACTTCTCCTGCAGGAACTATTGTACCTGGAGTATCTGGCATAAATAATTCAGGTCCTTGTTCTCCTACCATATATCCAGTACTGCCGCCACCTGCTCTATATCTTGCTCCAGAGAAAGCGGGGGTGAAGTTATTAATATTGCCTATACCCTCTCTTCCTCTCGCATATCCAAGTTCTCCTACTGCGCTTCTAGATTGTGCTAAGTCTACAGTATTGCTTCGCTGTCCTGCAGATACACTATTCTTCGCGGAAGCTCCTGCACTTGCAGTATCTCCTCCACCTTCGTAAGTAGATTTCTTAATTGCAGAAAGTTGAGCCGCACCCATAGCAATCGCCATCGCAACAAAAGGAGCGGTCCAAGGCAGACCTGGAGGGGCGGAAGCTGCTTGCATTGCTGCTTGTGCAGTTGCCATAACAACTTGAGCCATTTTCATTTTCTTTTCTCTTTCAAATTGCTTGCGTTTTAAGTCCTCTTTTTTCTTCTCAAGTTTTTTGATCTTCTCTACACTTTCTTTTGATTTGCCATCTCGTTTCTTTTCTGCAGCAATTTGTTTATCTATATCTGAAACTTTCTTCTTAGTTTGAGCAGCACTCATTTTCATCATGTTCTGCATCAACGCAGACCCAGCACCAAGAGCTGCAGATATTCCTTCTCCAGAGTCTAGCCCTTTTTCCTTAATGGTTTCGAATGCAGTACTAAAGCTTTCTGTTATAGCTAAAGCTCCTTCTGTGACTGATGCCATATACTCGCCATCAGGACCTAATTTCTTTAGTTCTTCTAACTGAGGGCTTGCAAAGTCAGCTAATGCTCCTGCTTTGTCTCCTACAGTCGCACCCTCTTTAGTATATGCTGCTACTGCTCCAGGTAGTACAGCTGACTGTTTTTTTATAGAGCCCATAAAACTACCTTGCTCATTAGTAACTACAGCAATTTCAGCAATTTGTTTCTTTAGTTTTAGTTCTTTCTCTAATCTTTGTAGCTTCAACAACTCTTCAGGCTTTATCCCTTCTCTTAGCTGTTGGAGCCTATTTTGTTCTATATCAAGATCTGCTTTTTCAACGTCTAGTCTGGCTTTTACTATTGCTCCTCGCTCTTTGCCCAAAGCGTTCACAACCATCATAGCTTCTGCATTAGCTCTAAGAGCTGTGTTATAGGCTATTATATCCTCTAGTACTTTATCTGTTCCACCTTCGTCTTTAAATGCATCGGAGTAGGTTTTTGTAGCGTCTGCTGCTAACTCTGCACCCTCACCTGACTTCTTCAATGCAGTACCAGTTACCTCTGCTTGATTTTTTAGTTTCTTTAAAACAATTTCCGCAGTTAATAAATCACCACTAGCCATAGAAGTAGCAAGATTATCTACTTCATCGTTTAATGCTTTTATTCCTGTCAAGCCAGCAGATGCGGCCATAGTTAGGTTTTCTGCAGTTTCTGTGTTCCACTCTTCTACGGCTTGTGCTAATCCTTCTGATAGATTAGCTAGCCCTATAGATTCGAAATGGGCTTGAAGTTCTGCTCTTTGCTTAACAGCTCTTTTTTCTATTTGTGCTCTTAGTTTCTTCAGATGTTCGACTTCTGATTGTAGCCTTTTCTTCTCATCGGGGTCTTCCGCAGCATTTGCTTTGCCTTGCGCTCTAGATATACGCTTATCCATATTACCAAGCGCAGCGGTTTCATCTGCTTTTCTCATAGCTCCTGCAACATCAAGAGTTTGCATAGAAGTTAGAACTGCTTTTTCTCTAGCTTTTCCAGTTAAATTATCTAAGCCTTCTATAACTGCAGTAGCATCTTCACCCATGGTTTTTATAGCATCTCTAAAATTATCCATGGCTTCTTTGTTGTCCTCAGATGACTTTCTTACTTCTTCAAACTGTCTTAGAAATGTTCCAACCCCGCTATTTTCAAAAGAACCCGCCATGTCTGTTACGCCAAACTTAACAGGCTTAGTGTCGTCTAACCCCATTAATCTTTTCGCCCAGTCAGGAAGGTCGTTTATCATATTAGCTATACCTGTTTTTACTGCATTAATTGCTGTATCTAATGCAGAGAGTATACTTTTGATTATAGAAAAAGGTGCTGATATTACTTTCTTTGCCACATCCCATACCATTAAGAAAACTCCAACAACACCCGCCATTCTCATGGCTTTATTTATTAGGTTACCGGCTTTTACTGAGGCATTACCAATAGCTTTAAATGTTGAGATTCCTCGTTTTTTCAGGCTGAGATATGCTCTTCTGCCTTTCATTCCTAATTTTTTAAACATGCCTATTTGTTGTTTATTTGCTTTTTTAGCAAGTTTTACTTGTAAGTCTAAAGACCTGCGCATAGTACGAATATGTTTTATATCTACATTTTTAAGTATTTTTGATCTGACTTCTCCATGGTTTTTAAAGTCTTCTTCTGCTCTTTTAAGCATGGCACGAGTTTGCCCTAATTGTTGAGCATTCATTTTCTTGCCAGAAGCAAGTTTGCCGATTAGGCCGCCTTTAACACCTGATCGTTTTGCAGCATTTTGTGCAGTCTTTGCTGCTTTCTTTTGGCTATCTTCTGTGGCTTTTATAGCTCTTTTTGTGCTTTCAAGCTCTGCTTGAGTATTTTTAAGAGCTGCCGTAGTTGCTTGGTCATACTTTTCTGTTGCTGCTCCAACAGCCTCAAAGGAAAACATCATTTTAAATATACTAGTAGCTATAGCTCCGAATACTGTTAGAGCTGCAACCATGTTACTAGATATCATATTAGCAAATCCTTCAAAGAAAGGCAGTACAAGTTCCGTACCTGCTTTTGCCATATCTTCAAAAGTTTTTGCGAGTTTTATAAAGGCATTAGTTTGAGGCTCGACTTGTCCAAACAAGTCATTGGCCTGCCTCATAGTTTCTACGTAAACCGCTTGGCTTCGTTGAGATTCTGTTAGCTTATCTTTACTCGTGCCAAGAGCGTCCGCGTACCTTCTAGTAGCAGACTCGAGTCTTAAAGTAATACCTAATTCATCAAGAAGTTCAGGTTCTGCTTTTGATACACCACGAAGTAGTCTATCGAAAGCATCGCCAAAGTCTCTACCAAGGGCGGTAGACGCTTTACGTGCAGCTACAGCAAGGTTGTTTAGCTGACTGGGAGTAAACCCTTTTGCCAGACCAATACCTGCGGCAGAAGCGGCTTCTTGAAAACCTAACATTCCGTCACTAGTTTCTCTTAATCTAGCAGTAATTGATTGTAGTGCCGTACCTGTAGTGGCAGCATAAGCTACTTGTTGTTTTTCCAAGTTGCTTACATCAGCAGCTCTTTTCAAAAATTGGAAAGTAGCACTTAAAGCAAAGACGTTTGCAGCAAGAGTAGCATAAGCACCAACTAAAGAGGAGCTGCCCCCATTAATTGTTTGAGCTTGTTTGGCAAAAGCTTTAGTAGAATTACTTGTAGCACCTGCTACGCCCTTTTCCCCTTTATGAAATCTGTTGCGTTTAGAGGTAGTAGCGTCTGTTGCTTTTCCAAGATTGTCTGTGGCTTTAGAGGCTTTTTTAGCCTCTTTTTCCACCATAGATAGACTACCGTCATCGTTGACTTTAATCTTAATTTCTACTGTTTTAGCCACTATTTCTTTCTCTTTAGCTTATCTCGCTCCCGCTTCATTTGCTCTGCGTTTTGTTTGATAGCTCTTGAGTCTAACCAGTATAATATTTCTAAGAAAAGCTCTTTATCCTCTATATAACAAACTTCCATAAGTACAGATAAGTTGCTATAATCTTTTCCTATATATCCTATGTCAGCAACTATCCTGTCGCCTAACATATTAAAAATATTAATTGCATCGTGTGCAATTACTGGTAACTCTTCCCAAGTAACTGGGACCCTGTCCCAATCTATCTCTTGGCCTAGTTGTTCACAAATTTCAAAATATTTATTCGCATCTACATTTGAGTCTGCGTTTTTAAAAAATCTATCTAGTCGTTTCCAGAATTCCTTCTTCTGATCCTGTACGAAAGTTATCTAAATCAAAGACTACCTCATTGAGCCAATTATCAAATTCTGTTGATTGGGCGACTAAAATTTGAGCATTTTCCGAACTATATGGAAGTTCAGTTGTCATTATTTTATCAGTGGTATCAATTAAGATTAAAGTCTCTAAGTGAGCTAAGGTTAAACCTTTCCAGTTTCTAATGGTAGCTTCTGTGAAGTATTCTACAAATTTTTCTTCGTCTAAAACTTCTTCCATTTGTCGAGTCTTTCTATCCAGTTTTTGAGTTACACACCTTTTTCTAAGATTCTGTAATTCTTTTCTGGATAAATTTACTGCTTCTACGGAGAATCCGTCTAGGCCGGGGAAATCTACCCATGCCGATTTACTATCAATAATTAAATTTTTAAGTTGCATAAAGCCTCCTTAGGCTGTTGTGTAGGTTAGTAAGTTAGAGATAGAACTTGAATTAGTAGCAAGTCTCCAATCCATATCCATCGTGTAAAAAGCTCCTGGAGTAACCCTACTTGTAATATTTACCCCATTTGCCGATTTAAAAGTTATACCATAATCTGTGCCAGCTATGTTACTAAATGCCGCTGTAGTCCAAGCACTGTTTTCGTAAAACTGTCCATTTGCTCCTCCATTTGCGGAACTATTTGAAAAGTTATTTACTGCTTCTGTGGCGTCTCGTGTGTCCATTGCCCATCTCGCGTTACCAGAAACTACTCTATCTTGCAAGGTGAAGGCCGTGGGGTACTGAGCGTTTTCTTTAGTTGTTGTTGTTATTGCACCCTGTACCGTATTATGAGGTACCCATTGAATATTGTTCTGTATCTCCATAGAGGAGGATAAAAGGTTCTCCTCTGCATTAGCTACTTCTGTTATTACACCTGAACTAGTTGTATACGCACTATTTCTCTGAACCAGTACTTTGGTCAAAGGAAGAAAGGTTCTTGTTGAAGACCTTAGCTGCAAATTGTTGGAACTAAATACAGGAAAATCAGAAATATCATTAGTTATGTTCGCAAAATTAACGGTAGTACCTGTAATTATCTCAACGCCTGAGTTGTCTGCGGAGCTTAATTTAGCTCCTTGTCCAGAAAGAGCTATGCTTAAAGCAACTCCTGCTTGCATTGTAAATGCACCATTTGTAAATACACAAGTTTCTATACAAAAAGCCTTGCTTTGATCTATAAACCATATATCAAAAGTTTTTAGAGTATTTTCTGAGGTTAGGTCTACTAGCATATTAAAAACTGGAGTATCAAAATCTGACTCCTTTAGCAAAGGAACTGCAAAGCTAAATGAAGCTGCATTTGCTTTTTTAATGTTGCCGTTATTTACTAAATGAGCTGGATTATGTAAAGTCTTTTCTGAGTATGTATTTTCTGTAAAGGTCTGCGAGAAACTTGCCCCTGAAGCTAATACGTCCAGCTCATATACGTCAGATCCCGTAGAAGGTCTAAGGTAAACTTTGGTGTTTTCTAAATGATGATAAATATCCACAACTATCCCTTTTGACCAGGTCTACGACCACGTTTGATTTTTATATCCTATAGTATAATTCAATAGAGTTAAAAAGTCAAGAAGTATTTTTTTAGTTGTATTTTATTTGTGCAATAGAAGATACATTAGCCCCTAAGGTACCAGAAGAGGTTCCTGTAAAGTTACACGAGAAAGCTAAAGCATCTGCGCTCTCTAAGGTAGGTGCATCTAAGTAAGCGTTGGGGATTGAGATAGTCAAGCTTTGGTTAGCTGTCGTACCTCCTATGTTTAAAGATATATCTGAAAAAGGATTAATATCCTCTAGCCTCTCTATAAAAAACTTTCTAGTATCTCCTGTGGAAGTGGAGTCTATCATATAAGCATTGAAAGTTCCTGAAACTTGAATAGCTTTTCTACTAAATCCTATGGGATAGCTTACTTCAGATAAAATAGGTGTAGGTATAGGAGCTTGCTCAACCGATAAAGATATATTTAAAGAAGTAACAGGAAAATTAAATCCTGAGAGCATAGAAGCATTAGAAGCACCTAAAGCTCTACTAAACTCTACAGTTACATCATCTTGCCCTAAAGTACCTTTTGAATCTAAGTGAGTAAGCTTTAAAGTTGCATCACTATCACCCACTACTACTCTAGTATTCATCGCGTAGAGGCCTTGAGATACAACATTATAGTGATAATTACTTCTCATTGTATACGAAGCCCCAGAAACCATAGGAGTCATGTTAGCATTTTGATGGTATACCATAGAAGTATGAATAGATGCAACAGTTAAAACAGCCCCACCAAATCCAGTTACTCCAAGCGTGTCTCCTAGTTCGTACGCGAATCCGTTGTTAGTAAGTTCCCAGCCAGTAATTTGGCCCCCTGTAACAGTTATATTAGCTACTGCACCTGACCCTCTACCCCCTGTTAGAGATATATTACTGTAAACGTTATTTGTAAACCCGCTTCCAGGAGTAGTAATTGTTAAAGTATGTATTTCACCTTTATTTGTTGAAGCATAGATAGTTACTCTCATCAAAGCTGCAGAGGCTCCACTCCCTAAAAGTACAAGATCACCTTCTTCATACCCAGAACCTTCGGCAACCACTACTGCGGAAGTTACTACACCCCCACTAGCAGTTATATTTGCTGTTGCTCCACTACCTCTACCACCTAAAAGAGTTACTCCTGATACGGTGCTATGACCACTTCCGCCTTCAACAACATCGAGACTAAGTATCTTTCCTCCCACTTTGCTGGCCTCAATAGAGCTTGCTCTAAGTGGATAGTGTCTAAGAAAAGTATTGTTTTGAGTAGGGCCTACGACAGTATTTCCTATATCAATACCGCCTCTTTTACTGCCAGTAATTCCTACTATTCGAGTGCCTAACATAACGGTTTCTGCCTCGTACTGATTTTGACAGACTAACAAGAAGGGCACATTTCCTTCAAAGAAAAAAGGTCCCGTCATATTCTCTAGAAACTGAGTTGATATTGTTATGTTTTGGGCAGATCCTCCAAGAGTTATATTTTCTTCTAGATAAATTTCATTATTTCCTGCATCGGCGTCTATAATATGATAATAAGGCCCTGTTCCATTTAACTGAAAACGACCCCCTCGAACTCCCGTAATAGTTGATAAACTAGTAATACTTATTGCATTACCTGCATTAATTGTTCCAGTAGAAGAAATTTCTATAGTTACGTCTGGGTGAGTAAGTCCCGTTCTGTCCCCTCTCATCACCTTAGGAGCAGTTAGAGAAGTACTGTCTCCAGTTACTGCATGCTTATAAATATAAGTACCTGAAGTACCATCTATTCCTTCACTTTCTCCTGCCCCTCCATCCTTTGTAGCTTTTTGGGCTGCCGTACGAACATAAATATTTGCAGTAGTATATCCATTTCCAGTACCCGCAGTATAGTCAGGAAAATAAGCACTAATTTCGTACTGATTAAGAATTGCTTCCGGCCATACATAAGTATCTCCTAGTTTAGTTGCAGGAAGATAAGGCATGCCATCTCCTCCTGACCCATCTGCAACTTGAAATACAGCAAACTCTCCTGTGTGCCCAGACACAGATATTCTACCAGTCTTCATTCTATTATTAATACCTGAGTTCAAAGTATCAGATAAGCTTATATTTGCACTACCTGCCTCATGGTCTATAAGGATATAATAGTTATCACTATCATCGGTCACTATCTTATCCGAGTTATTCGTCATAGGAGCTAAAGGCCACCAGTCTTCATCTCCGCTTTGACCATCAAAAGTGTCTTGGCCAAACGCAAGTCCACACAACTCAGTATCAGACTCAATAATATAAGCCGCATTTTCTTCTGTTGCATTGTTTATATCCGAGTCGTTTAAGGGTAAGCTAAAGCTTAGCTCCTCTTGATTCAACCACATATTTGCAGGGATTGTAGGCTCATAAGCAGTAATCTCTGTGCTTCCATCTGATTGATAGTAGCCTGAGTTATCACTCTTTTTTACAAATTTAGTAGTTACAGGAGCTTGAAGATATTGGTACACCTTAATATATGTTGGCTGCCTATATGGAGCAAACAATATAAACTTCGTGGGGTGTCCTCTTGGTGAAAAGCGTGCTAGTCTTTTAGACGCCAACATAGAGTTAGCCGCTAGGCAGCCTTCGTCTTTAATTGCTCCTACTACCGAGGCTTTAGTGGCTCTTATACGTTTACCCTGGCCTGCAGTGGCTGCGATAAAAGTAGAAGCATATTTAGTTGCGGTTCCTGTTAGGTAACCTAAACTTGCGTCTTGGTAGCCGCCTGAAGATGAGCTACTAGAAGTACCTGTAACATCTGCATAGTAGGTTGCGTCAAAATCATGTAAAGGAGTTATTCTCGAACCATATCCTTTTGGTACATACCAAATACCAGAGCCAAAGGCTGCGTGAGCATGAGTGGCGCTAACATAGCCAGGGTGGCCTATATCTGCTTGATCAAGAGGGCGCAGGTGGGTATATACCTTTGTTTGGCTAGATATAGTTACAGGTTCAGTAAGAGTTAAAGTATTGGCAGTAGAATCTACAGAAGATATTTTTATGCCCCACTCATTCACATCATTATGTTGCAAAGTAGTGTAATCTATTCCTGGCCAGTAAAACCCTTCCCCAGCTGCAGCTCCAGTAGTAGAAGTAACAGGAACTACAGCGGAGTTGCTTACATCGGAGCTAACAGTATGCTCAGTTTTTGATTGATCTATACTTTGTGAGCCTGCGAACCATTTAGATGTGCCATCTGATAAATTAACACTCTGAGCCTTAGAAACGATCATACCAGTTTTTTCAAACTTTGCATTAAAATTAGTTACATTTGTATGATTATTTTTATAGTTATCTGTTTGTGGAGCTAGAAAAAAGTAGTGGCTTGCATCTACTGCATTGTTAATATACCCGCTATCAGCTAAATTATTTAATGATAAAGATCCTAATGCTTGACCAACGCTAGTTTCATTACCTCCTGTCTCATCTGTTTGAGGTAAATGATACTTTTCGATTTCATATATGCCATAGTTATTTGCATCTTTTTGTATTTTTATTTGGTCGCCATCTTTAAGAGTTGCAGTAACATATTTATTGTAAATATTTAACCCTATACCTGTATGATTGGTGTCAAAAACAAAATAGTGAAAATCATTCCAATTTTTAGCGCTGGAAAAACTACTCTTATTAAACACTACTCTGCTAGAATTGGCTACGCCCCAGAAATTAATCCCAAAATTTTGAGTTTTATCAGCGGAAATAGTGTTGCCTGTATCATCCATGTTTGCATGAGTTGTACCAAATGCAGTTTGATTTAAAACAAGCCCCCCACTTGGAGGAGTTGCTGGAAGAGCAGATGTAAGAGTACTAAACTTGTTTGTAAGATATGTAGTACCTGCTAAATGGGCAGAGTTTTCTATCTGAGCAGGAGGGGCTAGCTCAGCCTCTTCTAGTTTTAGCCCTGACCCCGACCAGGCTATTTTACCTACAGAGGCGGTATCTACATTTATATCGGCTTTTGTAACTGTACAGCCTGTAATTTTATACCCTTTATTATTAGAGTATATGAAATGCAGGGTAAAGGTAGGGTATGTTTCTTTTAAAGAAAATTGATTATCTGTATGTGCAGCTGCAACATCTTCGCTAGAGCCAGTAAAGTATTCCCATAAAATACTTTCTGCAGATTGTTTATTTCCACTATTACTGTATGGTCGAATATTGGTTACAAAACTCCACTCTGCAGCATTAAACTCTGTTTTAAAGTTTTTAAGTGTATAGCTTGAATTTGTCTGTGCAGAGGCATTAATTTGTGGCATAGCTTGTACAGCGACGTTCTCAGTAGCCGCACTTTGACTAAAAGTAGGAGGGGCTTCCACTGAAATACGCCAGTACTTTCCACTAGAGCTTTCTAGGTATACTTTAAGTTCCTTACCAAAGTAAAACGTATCTGACATATTATAAAATCCAAAGAAAGGGGCCGAAGCCCCTATCTATTGCTGGCTTAACGATTAAGCACCTTTGTATGTAATTGTTATCTCATCAGTATTTGGAATTGATGAAGGTAACGCATCAAAAGTTACCTCTACAGAAATAACGTCTTCGATATTAATTGCTGGTAGAGATACGTGAGCCTGAGGCATAGTGAATGCTACGCAAGGCCCTGTTGTACCTCCCATATTTAAAGTGGCACTATAATCATGAGTAACAACAGTTGTTGCGCTCATTATATCTTGGAACAAGTCCGCACTACCTTTAGCCGCAGTATTTAAGTAACAAGTAAAGCTACCTGTAATACTACGAGTTCCTGTAACATGGCCGATTGGCTTATTTACAGTACCTATCTCTTCTGGAGTTAGGAAAGTAATGTTATTCGTCATTGTAATATTACCGCCAGTTAGTGTAATATCATAAGTATGACTAGCAGGAACAGCAGTTGCACTACTAACTAGTGCAAGAGTGGAGATTTTATTTCGAATAAAGTTATTTGTAGATGTAATTCCTTCATAAATTGTGGCGGCTGGAGCAGAGAAAGCTTCTTCGATAATATCTGCCATGCCTGACCAGTTTAGAGTAGCAATACCCTCTAAGTCAAAGTCAACACTAACTTCGTTTAAAACAGAACCAGGAAGTTTGTAAACTTGAGCGCTACTGAAAGTTACTGCGGTAGAATTTGCAATAGTATTTGGAATATTACTCTTCAAGGTAACAGTGCCCGCACCAGGGTCAATAGTATCTACTTCAAACACTACATTGTCTCCGCTATTTGTTGAAACATCGTCTCCAACAAATCGCATATAGTCGCCTTGTTTAATACCTGTAGTAGATGCAACAGGAACAACTTTTTGGCCTGCGCTAGCTGCTGCATCTAGTGTTGTAGAAACAATAGATTGGTCTCCACCCATTACAAAATATAAATTTGCTCTACCTAACTGCGACTTGTTTGATGCAGAAAAGTCAACGACCATACTTGTAGTTCCATTTGCAATACTATCATTCCAAGCTGCCGCAGTAGTGTTCGCACTTTTTGTAAAAGTTGAGTCCCCAGTAAATAAAGCCCATAAAACTTCTTCTACTGCATGGTGTGAAACACTAGCAACATTAGCAGTTTCCCAAGCTCCTGCGCCCGCATTGGTACTAGCAGGGCTTTTGATTGGTCGAACATAAGTTGAAAATGAAAACTCTGCAGGGGCAAAGTTATCAGTAAACACTTTACGGCCTCGTCTACTTGCACCAGTAGAAGAAGCTGCTTCAGATAATGTAATCTCTGAAGTATTTGTTGATTGTGAAAAGCTATAGCCATCTAGAATTGGTATTTCCCAGACACTACCATCTCCTTGGGCTGCTCCGGCATTATCTATAAGCTCTATGTAGAGTTTCGTATCTCTACTAAAAAATAAATTATTTGCTGCCATAGTTATTTCTCCTATGATTTCTTGAAAGAACTAATCGTGAACATTTGTTCGTGTTAGTTGTTTCTAGTATCGAACCTCTAGCTCGATCTCTCCTACGCCTAAAGGCTCTAGTACCCCCTCATCAGTACTTATACTCATGATTGAGATTTGTTGTGTATACTCCTTAGTGTTTAACCTAGTAGTATACTCTAATCTTTCGTTTTCTTCTACTACTGTTTCTATATCTTCCATAAGGGCAGACAAAGCTTCAGGAGCGTTTTCTTCTTGAACGTAGCAACGAACTGTTAGGGATAAAAATCTATCTTTATACCCTCCACCTTGATATTCCCTAGTTTCTGCTCCTGCATTTAGATGAACAGTAGGAAAATCATTTACTTCATCCCAAAACAAAAGTCTGGGTTCTACATTTTCATATAGATTTGTATGAAAAGCTCCAGTACCATCTATAATTTTTAATTTTTCAGCAAGAGCTTTAGTTATAGCACTTCGTCTAGTTGTATAGTCTCTTGCTGCCATTAATTTCTCCTAGTAAAAAATCTTCCGATCGCTGCTTTTGCCGCTATTTCTCTTATAGACCCGTCTATAAGCTTTCTTGGGTCTCGTTGTGCATCTGCAAATCTCGATCCACTAGTTATTTCATATTGTCCGTAGTTGTCTCTGTCATAAGTATAACCGATACTAGGAAAACCTTTTTTCGTAGTTATAACGTCTGTTACTTCTACACTATCCGCGAATCTGCCACTTCTGTTTACTAATGCTGGCTCGTTCATATTCTTTCTAATAGCACCAGGTAGAACTTTGTTTAAGGAAGCTACTAGCTGTAAAGGTGTGGAAGCTGCTCCAGCCTTTGACTTTTTAGCTTTTCTCTTTTTTAACTTCTTTTTAGCTAAAGGAGTTCCTAAGTTTTTAGCAGATGATACATCTAGTTTGGAACTGCTTTTGCCTTTTCGTACTTTTTCTTTTTTAGATACTTTATGACCTTTTTTATTTCTGAAACTCGCTAAAACTTTTTCTGTTGCATCTAGTTCTTTTACCTCTGCAAAAGAGGGAGAGCCTTCCATATAACTTAATTTATTACCATTTGATTCTAGCTGTCGTATGGCTTTTTCTAAGGCTGCGTTCAACTTTTGTACTTCTGCGTTACTAATTGCGGCTTCTTCTAGGTTTATTATCTTTGAACCTAAAAAGACCTGCATTGTATCAGTTTTTGTATCTCTTATTAGCTCTAAGCTTATACCATTTTTATCAAAAAACTTATTTACCTCTGCTTTAGTATGTTTTTCAGAATCAGCTACCGCGTTACTAATAGAATCTTTTACCAAACTTTCTAGCGACCCTCTTTGGTGCGCGTGTTCCAGGTTAAATATATCCCCTGCCTCTACCTCTACTAGTTTACCGTCTACCTCTTTTCCCGGCACTGCTCCAAACTCTTCTTGGAATATATCTAGTATTTCGTTAGTAAAAGTTTTTACATAGTTTGCACCACGAGCATATTGGTTATATACTTTTTCGTACCTATTGCCCCCAGTAGCGTCAAAAGTAGCTATTACGGTTCTTTTTGTTACTTTTACACTATGTATACCGTCACTAGTTACAGATGTTCTTTTTACTTTTTGACCTACTGCCTTAATAAACTTATTCATTGCAGGTTGGCATCTTTTTACTACTTTATCTTGCTTCGTTTTAGTAGCATTTGGAAAGTAAGCTCCAATTAACGCCCTTATTGCTTTATTAAGCTCTCTTCCTCTCAAACTAAATGTATGAGTTTGAAAGTTAGCAACATTTCTTCTGTACTCCTTAGAGCCCATAGCTAACTCCTCGTGTAGTTTTCTTAAAAACTTTAATTGAGACCCTTTAGACATTAGTAAGTTTTATATAAATCTAGTACTCTCTTAATATGATCTGGAAATACTATGCTGCTTTTTTGGTTTTGTATAGTAGCGCCTTGAATAGTTCTGCGCTCTTTATGCTCACCTTTCAAATAGTGAGTTACTAAGTCCGCCACCGCTAGTTTTAAATCTGCAGGTGTTGTTGTGTAGCCTGCAGTATAAGTAATTTCTATTGCGTTTATTCCTTGTGCCCAGTTTTTATACTGACTTCCACTAATTCTGTATAAAGTATCTGTGGTTTTGTCTAGCTCAAAATCTGTCGTAGCTAAAACAGTGTAAGAACTTGCCATATCATTTCGTTCTTTTACTCCACTTGCTTGAATTTCTATAACTGGACTCTCTGTTAGTTGTATAGATGTAGTAGAATAATTTATTGAAAGTGTTTCTACTTTAGGAGTAGAAGAAAAATCAATAATACTATTTCCACAGTAAGTTTTTACTAATTGACTCACAGAATCAATGATAACCTCAGTACGAGCATCATGCTGAGTATTTGTTACCCCTTCGAGTTCTTTGTAGTCATTTAAAGATATTAAATCTGCCATCTTATAAGTCCATTAGTAAAAACTTGGGGGTGGCGAACCACCCCGAAGTTAAGTAATAGTATAATACTATTATGCAGTAGTAACTCGAACAGCCGCTAAAGTACCACCTTCTAACTGAGTGAAGCCAAGAGATTGGCTAGCAACTACAGCAGTTCGTTGGCCTGCAACTTCGTAATCCGATTCAATGTTAACACCACCAAGACGTGGTATAATGAATGCATTACGGTTAACAGCAATAAGAGAAGTCTCTTTAAAGTCAGTATCTACACCAGAAGCTACTGTCACTGCACCGCCGTCTGCAGAATCAAGAATATCTGTAACGATTACTGGAGAACCATAAACAGAACCTAATTGACCTGTTAACTTAGTAGCGCCTGCACCTACTTCATCAATAGAAGTAAAATCAGCACCATTACCAACATCATCAATCATACTAAAGTATGCTGCGGTACCCATGAGATATACTACATCTGCAGGATTAACCCCATACTTACCCATTGCGGCACGTGCATTCATAGCAGTAATAGCGTTAACTGAACCACGCGCTACAGAACCAGATAAGTCAGCAGCTAGACCACCGTGAGCGGTATTATCAGTGTTTAGTGCGTTGGAACCATCCACAGAACAGTTACCTACTAAACCAACAAAGTTAGTTGTTGTACCTGCTGCTGCACCAGGGTTCAAAGTACCTGTACCAAACAAGATTGCTTGATCAACTGCACGAGCGTGAGAACGAGCTAAAGCGCTTTGAATCATAGGTAGAATAGTTACAAAAGTTTGCTCATCAGTATCAGAAGGAATATAAGTTCCTGAGATTAAACGATTTGCATACGCAGTAACAGTTGCCATATCATAGCTATTAGCGGTACCAACAGTACGGTTAGTTAAGTAACCTGTTTCCAAACCACCTGCAGAGAAAGTAGCGGTGTTAGTATCAGTAACTGTAGGAATTACAGTTGCACCTGAAGTTACAGCAAGCTCACGAAAAATACCGGCCACTTTTTGCTCTAATACCATTTCTTCTTGGAAAGCAGCTTGAGATAAAGTATCTAACTTGCCAGTATCATTAGTATTACCTGTGTATGCTACACCCGCTTTTTCCATAACGGAACGAGCATGGTTAGTATCATAGCCTTTACCAGTAATTTTACCTAAGATATGTGCGCCAAGGAAGTCTCTACCAAAGGCATTTAGGTCTGAACCACGTTGAGAAAAAGATCTCTTACTATTTTGCATAGCTTCGATTTCTGCTTGCTTCTCTTCGAGGTCTTTGCCAAATTGACCCATAACTTCTTCAAGTTTAGCGTCTTTTTCAGCTAATTTGGCTTCAACATCAGCCATAAGTTTTTCTGCACCAGTTTCAATACCAGTACGGATAGTTGATTTAACTTGCTCTTCTTGAGCAGCTTTTTGCTCTACGGCTTCGGCTTGGGCTTTCGCTTCGGCTTCTTCAGCAGATTTTTGTTCGGCTTGTTTCATTGCAATTTTAGCAGCAGTTTCATCAGCTACTTTCTTAGCAAATGCTTCCAAGTCGATTGCGGGAGTATTATCTTCCGACATTTTCGTCTCCTTATTTGTAGATTTCTCTACGTGCTTAGGTGCGTCACTAACCACATTGGATTCAATTGAATCCTTAGAGGTCAGAGACTGACCCGGTAGATCGACACGATTGGTGAAAGTTTTTTTGAATTCTTCATACTCTGCAACAGAGT